TGCAAAACGGATGTAACTATAAATTTACCTAGTAAATTAAATAATGATTGGAGAAAGTTATCGGATGAACAATTTAAATATATAATGAATATGTATGACAAGCCTTTATCAATAGGCTATCAATTAAATATAAAAGACAATGGCAAAATCTAAAAATCTAGGGGGGAGACCAGAAGAGCTTTTAAAGCCTGAGAAAGTCAATCAACTAAAAACTGCTTTTAGCGATGGGCTGACAATAGATCAAGCTTGTGTTTACGCTAAAATTTCAAAACAAACTTATTATAATCATATTGAAAAATATCCAGAGTTTTTGGACGAGGTAAACGCCTTAAGGCAGAATATAAGCATCTTGGCAAAAAAAAATGTAGTTAATAAGATTAAAAGCGGAGATGAGATTTCTAGTAAATGGTGGCTTGAAAGAAAAGATAAAGATGAATTTAGTTTAAAAACAGAGACTCAGTTATCAGGTGAAGTGACTGAAAGGGTAGTTTATATTGATAAAGAAGAAAAAGAAGCATATAATAATCATATTGATAAAATAATTAATGAAGATTAAGCACCCCGTTTATTTTGGGCAACTGCTACACAAAAGGGGGTTTAAAGATTGGTTTTTATATTTATTCAGGCAGATAGAGGGTAGGAAGTTTATTATAGAGCCTATCCATCAAGATTTATTTCAGCTTTTTCAAGATATATATGATCTAAAAACAACTAGAGATAATATTAATGTACCGCCAAGATCAGCAAAAACCACACTAGCTAAATATTTTATTGCTTACACTTTGGCAATGAATCCAAAGGCTAACTTTATCTATACTTCATTTTCTCAAGAGCTACTAAGCACAATATCAAGAGAGCTTGCAAGCATATTGACTAATCCAGTTTATTTGGCTATGTATAATCAGCCAATAGAAGAAGAAAAAGAAGAGTCAAACCCTATCAATGAATTTTGGCAAGAATATTTACAAAAGACGGAAGGGAAAAGCCATTTTACAAGTAGAAAAATCACTACAAAAGAAAATGGCGTTACTTTGTTTGCCTCTATTGGTTCAACTATTACAGGTCTTGGCTCAGGAACAAGGGGAGCAACTACATTTTCTGGCTGCCTTATTGTGGATGATGCAAATAAACCTTCTGACATTCATTCACAAACTATGAGAAATAGGGTAAAAACTTATTTTGAAGAAACTCTATTATCAAGGCTTAATGAATCAAACACTCCAATAATTAACATTCAACAAAGGTTGCATTTACAAGATTTAAGCGGATTTTTAATTGAAACCTATAAATTTAAAACTCTTAAAAAGCCTTTGATAGTTGACGGAGTTTGTCAAATACCTAGTCAATACACAAAAGAAAGGATTGAAGAGCTGCAAAAAAACGAGTATATGTTTTCAGCTCAATATCAACAAGCCCCTATTATGGCAGGCGGTAATTTGTTTAAAAAAGAGACAATAAAAGAAATAAGCAAGGAAGAATTACCAAGCAATTATGAATATAGATTTATTACTGGCGACTTATCGTATAAATCAAAAGAACAAAATGATTATACTTGTTTTTGCTATTGGGGGGTAGAGGTTATTAATTCATTGCCTAAGTTATATTTAATTGATGCTAAAAGAAAAAAGATTAATGCAGTTGATGTTGATGAATGGATTGATTCTTGGATTGCTTCAAAAATAACTACTGGCTTTAGATATATTTGTATTGAAGATAAATCACACGGCATTTATTTAAATCAGAAATACAGGAAAAAAGGCTATCCAGTACCAAGCGAAGAGAAGCTAAAAGAATTATTGCCAGCAAGAAATATTGACAAAATTGCAAGAGCTAATAACTCTATACCTTGTTTAAATAGCAACGATCCCAATTTAATAATCAATAAAGATATTGAAAACTGGCAAGAAATGAAAGATGAATTGTTAAGCTTTCCTAATGCTGACCATGACGATTTTGTAGATAATGTTATAGATGGTGTTCATATTGCACTACTCAAGAGGAAAGCAACCTTTTTTGATATTTTATAGTTGACAATTTACAAATCTTTATTTTATCTATAATTAAGGGATATATATTTCAATTTTGATGGCGAAAAAAAAAGCAATTGCAACAGCTGGACAATATATATCTAATGGCTTATCTGATATAGCTTTTGGCTTATCTGCAACTAAACAATTATCAAGCGTTGACACTATAAGGCTAAATAATAGAGAGTATCTAGTATCTAATGATCGTCCTACTTTATCTTATGCTTATTCAACCTATGGTATAATTCAGACTTTAATTGATCAACCTATTGACGATGCTTTTAGAGGTGGATTTATGATTAAATCAAATCAATTAGATGATAATGACATTTACGAGCTGCAAAAGTACATTACTAAAAATGATGTTTTGGAAGTAATAAAAGAGTCGGCGAAGTGGTCGAGGCTTTTTGGTGGTGCAGGAATTATAATAAATACAGTTGGCAATTCTAACCAACCACTTAATATAAATCAAATCAATAAAAACACGCCTCTTAAATTCTATGCCGCTGATCTTTGGGAGCTTAATAGAGTAAATGAAGGAAGCTACACAGAAGAAAAGCCATATATTGAAGGAAGCGGACAAGCTACATATTATTATTATGGTAAGGAAATACACAGCTCAAGAATAAATATAATAAATGGTAAAACTGCCCCTTCATTGCTTAGACCACAATTAAGAGGTTGGGGAATGAGTGAGGTTGAAAGAATAATAAGAAGTTTCAACCAATATCTAAAAAATAATAATGTTATATTTGAATTGCTTGATGAGGCTAAGGTTGATATTTATTCTATTGAAGGCTTAAATGATAGAATAGCAACTCCAGATGGCTCAAGAAAAACATTACAGATATTACAAGCAATGAATCAAATTAAAAGCTATCAAAACGCCATTGTTAAAGACAAAGCTGATGAATACGAGCAAAAGAGCTTAACATTCGCAGGACTTGCGGAAGTATTAAGGGAAATAAGAATCGGCATTGCCGCAGATGTTAAAATGCCAGTTAATAAACTTTTCGGACAATCAGCAACAGGCTTTTCAAGTGGTCAAGATTCTATTGAAAACTACAACTCAATGATTGAATCAGAGATTAGAGGCAAATATGATAGTATTATTATAAACATACTTAAATTATGTTGCAAAAAGCTATTTGATGTAGTTATAGATGATCTTGATATTGAATATTATCCATTAAGACAATTAACAGCAGATCAAGAGGCAACCGTCAATAATACAATCATTAATAACATTTTATCTTTGCTTGATAGAGGTATAATAAGTAATGAACAAGCAATCCAAGAAATAAACAAGCGTAATATTTTAATGACTCAAATTGATGAGTAAAGAATTAAAGCCAGTTATAACGCCAATTAAATTTGAACAAGAAATAGCTAAAAATATTTATAGCTTTTTGCTTGAATCTTTATTACAGCCCTTACTTGATGAGTTTAAGGAAAAAAAAGGCTTATATTATAATTCAGCAATAAATAATATTACTAGAGCAATAAGAAGCGGTCGCATTGGATATGATCAAGGAATTGTTAAAGGCTCGTTTAATGTTGCAATAATAAAAGAATTTAACAAGCTGGGTTTTAAATTTGATCAAAGAATAAAAGGCTTTAGAGTTAATGTTAATCAATTACCAGTTGAGCTGCAATTAACTATCGGTAAAGCTAATTATGCAGGAAAAAGACTGGCAACTTCTTTATTGGATAAAATAAACAATCTTAATATTGAGGAAAAAATCATAAATTTTAACTTGCAAGATAAATATTATCAAATATTAGATAATATAGATGATAACTTAACCAAAAGTATTAGCCAAGTTATTGGGCTTGATATAAAAACAACTCAAGCACAAAAACTAAAAATATCTGAAGAGTTTACAAATAATATGAAACTCTTTATTAAAGATTTTGCTAATAATGAAATTGTTAAGTTAAGAGAGCAGGTAGAGCAATCTGCTTTTAGTGGCGTGAGAGCTGAAAGTTTACAAAGAACTATTGAAAAAAGCTTTGGAGTGAGTCAAAATAAATCACTTTTTTTAGCAAAACAAGAAATAGGACTTTTTACTTCATTTTATAAAGAAGCAAAATATAAAGAGCTAGGTATTACAAAATATAGATGGTCAACCTCTAGGGATGTGAGAGTAAGAGAAGACCATCAAGATCTCAACAACAAGATTTTTTCATTCAATAATCCTCCAATAGTTAATAAACAAACTGGTAAACGAGCAAATCCAAGCCAAGATTTTGGCTGTCGTTGTGTCGCAATACCTATTATAGATTAAAGAATGTCTTTAAAACAATTTCAATCTGATTTAACCATTAACAACTTGTATCAAGTTAGTATAGCTGTTCCTTCTGGGTTAGGTGATATTTTAAAACCTAGAATTACTAATATTGGCGGCAATATCACGATCTATGGTTCGGAAAAACAACCAGCAGGTTTAACTTTAGCTAATATTTCAACAAAAATGGCTCTCATCGTTACAATGGATAGCCAAATGAAAATACTTGATTCAATACCTAATTATATTTGCGTTGTTCAAAACTCAGGCACAAGCACAGAGCTTGTAGTTTCTGCTTTGGATATAACATCGTTACAAGTTATTTCTTAATATGAAAGCAACTAATCAAAGCCCTAAATTGAAAGCTCAAACTTATACTGGCAGGTTTCTTGAAGCTGGCGTTGTTCAATATGAAGATGAAATGGCTTATATACGCCAAGAAAACTTAATGAATATTGGCGAAAAGTTTAAAGGAGCTTATGTTGTTATCGATCATAAAGATTTAACGGAAGATGAAACCGATCAAGTATGCGGCTATATTTCCAAAGTTTGGCTTGATGATGGTTGGGTATGGTGTGATTTTGTAGTGAATAATGAAGAAGCAATAAATTTGATTGATAATGAAAATTATTCTTTAAGTTGTGCATATTGGGCGATAACTAAAGACATCAAAGGTACATACCACAATATACCTTATGATAAAGAGATTGTTGATGGCGAAGCAATACACTTAGCCATTGTCAATAAGCCTCGTTATGAGGACGCAATTATTTATAAAAATTCAATTAAAGACAAAATAATGACTATTTTTAAATTTAAAAAAGAGGAAAAAAAAGAAAACTCTATAACTAAAGAAATTGATCTTGAGACTGCTCGTTTTGAGATTGAAGAAGGTAAAACTGTTTCAGTTGCTGATATGATCAAAGCATATAACGCCGCAGAAGAAGAAAAGAAAGCCAAAGAAGAAGAAGAAAAAGCAAAAGTAAATTCTGATGATGAATTTGAAATTGATGGCAAAATGGTTAAAGTCAAAGACTTAGCTAATGCTTACAAAGCTCAAATGAAGAAAAACGAGGAAGAAAAAGAAGAAGAGAAAAAAGAAAACGAAGAAGATGAAAAAAAAGATGAAGAAGAAAAGAAAGAAGCAAAAAAAAATTCTAAGGATTTTGAGGAAATAGAAGAAGCTAAAAAAGAGGCTTTGAAAAACTCAAAAGAAAATCAAGTTAAAATTTCAACTCCAATGTCGGAATTAAAACTTGGTAAGTCTCTTTATGGGTCTAAATAATAATTTAAATAAAAAAGAAAATGGCTGAATTAAATCAATTCGAACAATCACAAGTTAAAGGTCTTTTAGATCTTGGCTTTAATGCAAATATTTTAAATGCTCAAGTTAAGTCTAGCTCTGTAAATACACTAGTTGGCGGTAGTGCTGTTGTACTACAAGACGAAGCAGGAAAAATAATGACTGTAGACAAAGCAGGTGCAACCACTGATGACATTATTGGTGTTGTACTTTACGAAGTTAAAAAAAGCTCTTTTGTAGCTAATGATTTCGTAAGAGTAGCTTTTGCAAACTCTGTTGTAGTTATGGAAGCTTCGGCTGCTATTGCTAAAGGTGCAGATGTTGAGGTTGTTTTATCTGGTGATAAAATAGCAACTAAAACTACTGGAACTACTATTGGTAGAGCTTTGGATAAAGCAAGTGCTGATGGCGACTTAATAAGAGTTTTAATCAAAACTAACTAATTTTAATTTAAAATATTTATAAAATGGACAAGAACAAAATATTTAATATGATTGCAGGATTAGAGCTAACTGGAAAAGCTCCAGAAGGTTCTATTATCTCATCAGTACAACATTCTAAGCAAGACAAGCCTTTATATAATGCTGCTCCTACTGGATATCAAGCTACTATTGATACCCTTACTTATATCAAGCAAGAAGTTATCAAACAAAAATTCTATGAAGAAAGCCCTGCTGACTTCTTACCAGTTAAAGTAGGCGAAGGTGCTTTCTCAAGTGAATTTGTTTACTACACTAATTTTGAATTTTCTGATAGTTTTGAATCTGGCTTAATGGGTCAAGGAACTGGAACTAGGAAATCTAAATCAGAAGTTGGTTATGATACTAAAAGGTTAAACCCTTATTTTTGGGCTAAAGAGCTTGAATATTCACTAATTGAAATTGAGCAAGCATCTAAAAATGTTGGTTCAGCTATTTCTTTAATAACTCAAAGAGAAGAAGCTCAAAAAAGAAACTGGGATCTTGGTATTCAAAAAACAGCTTTCTTAGGTTTAAATGCAAATGGTGTTGAAGGTCTTTTGAACTTAAGCGGAGTTACTAATAATTTAGCTGTTATTACTAAGGCTATTAGCTCAATGACTCCAGCAGAAATTCAAGTTGTGGCTAGAAATATGATTAATGCATATTGGACTAACAATAACAAAACTGCTAAACCTAATACTTTAGTAATTCCATATTCTGATTATTTTGGTTTGTCTGAATTTATTGATGCAACTGGTATTTACAAAACTAAAGGCGAGTATCTATTAGAATCTCTTAGATTTGCTACTGGTAATCCAAATTTCCAAGTTAAGCCTTTACAATATGCAGATACTGCTGATAATGGCTTAGGTGTTAATAGATATACTTTGTATAAAAATGACGCTCAAGTTTTGGAAATGAACATTCCAATCGATTATACAACTACTACTTTTGGAACTGCTAATAATTTTGATTTTGGCTCTGTTGCTTATGGTCAATTCACTGGCGTTATTGCTAAGAGACCGAAAGAAATCTTATATTTCAGTTACTAATAAAAAATAAATAACAATGTCTAAAATAGAAGTAATTAATCACTCTGGAGCAATGGCTACACTTTCAAAAGGAGATATTAAGCCAAATGAAATTGTAACTTTGGAAGGTAAAGAGTTAGAATTAGCTTTAAAACTAGGTTTTAAAAAAACATCTGAGCTAGGCAAGATTATTGATGATAGTAAACTTCTTGAAGAAGCTTTATCAGAAAACGAAAGACTATCAAAAGAACTTGAAAAAGCTTTAGATAAAATAGCAAAATTAGAAAAATCTAATCGCAAATAGTTTATGGCAATCAACCCAATTATTACAGCTATCACAATAGACGATTTTAAAAGTCAATTCTATCGTGATTTTGATTTTGTTGATGATTGGGTTGATGGTACTTACAACGCAGGCGATAAAGTTTTTTATCTTGTTAATAGTAAATTCTATGAAGCAAAGGCAGATGGTGTAACTTCAACGCCTACTACTGCCAATGATTGGAACTTGTTACAACCTAGCACCCTTATCGCATCTAAAGATATTACTAATGCTTTTAATGAAGCTTTGGCAAATTTTAATAGCTATATCACGGATGATGAAAACAGTTTAAAATTAATGTATTTATATTTATCTGCTCATTATTTGGTTAATGATATAAACGCAGGGGGTGCTAGTAGCTCTGGTTCTAATTTAGTAAATTCAAGATCTGTTGGTAGTGTAAGCGAAAGTTACTCAATACCACAATGGATGCTTGATAAACCTAGTTTTTCTTTAATTGCAAAATCAAGTTATGGTCAAAAATACCTTAGCTTAATATTGCCATATACAATAGGTTTTATGGCAACAATTGAAGGCGGAACTAATGCCTAGCGGTATTGTAATAAAAGAAGATTTTAAGGGTTTAGAAGATTTAAAAAAAACCCTTAACACAAAGAAAACAGCCAAGATTGGTATTTTTAGCAATAAAGATGCTAGAGATGATCAATTAACCAATGTTAAAATTGGAGCTAAACACGAATTTGGTTCTTTTAGTGAAAACCTACCTCGTAGGTCTTTTTTAAAAGATCCAATGGATATAAAAAGAAAAGAAATAGTAAAAGAAGCCAAACGCATAATTAATAAATATGCTATGGATGGCGAAAATAAAATTTTAGAATTACTAGGGGTTTATGGTGAAAGTATAGTACAAGAAGCTTTTGAAACTGGAGGCTTCGGAACTTGGAAACCACTTTCGCAAAGCACAATAGAGGCTAAGGGTAGTAATTCAATATTAATTGATACTGCTCAATTAAGGCGATCAATAACATCTAAAGTAAGTTAATTATGTTGCCACAAATACAAGTTGCTTTAAATGGTTGGGAATCACCAATAACTTTAGTTAAAATTACTCAATCTATTGTTAATTTTAAAAAAGTAGAGGTTGAGGCTAATTTAGATTTTAGGGGTGTTGTTCAGCCACTAAGCAAACAAGATTTAATGATGAAGCCTACTGAAACGAGATCGTGGAAATGGCTAATGATTCATACTAAATCAAGCATAGAGCTTAATGTAGGCGATAAAATAAAGTATTTAGACAATTCTTTTAAAGTTATGTCTAAAAATGATTATGGTTTAAATGGTTTTTTTGAGTATCATATAGTAGAAAATTATGATTGAAGTCGTAGCACAATTAATTAAGGATTTTATGGCTTTAGATAATGATCAAATCTATATCTATAATCAAGACTTTAATTTGAATAATAGCGGCAAGTTGCAAGTTATTATACAATATACCTCGTCAGAGCCATACTCAATAACTAATAAATTTATCCCTGCTGATGAAGGGGTTGAAGGGGCAAAAGAAAAAATAGTAATGTTAGTTAAAGAGAATTACACGATTAATATTGTATCAAAAGGGGAAGAGGCGAGAACGAGGAAAGAGGAGCTATTGCTTGCTTTAATAACAAATCAAGCTGCAAATATTCAAGAACAGTATCAATTTAAGCTTGCAAATTTACCAAATAATTTTATTGATATTTCAGGGGTAGAGGGTGCAGGATCATTAAATAGATATGCAATAAATATTAGTCTATTAACTTATCACTCAAAGGAATTAGACACAGCCTATTATGACACTTTTGATTTTAATAATATTACTGCTGAAAGTGCATAATTAACTTTAATTTAAAATTTAAAATGACTATACCTCTAACTAATATAATTAATGTATCAATTACTAATGTACCACAAGGCTTGCAAGTGCCTAGCGTTAATAGTATTGCTTTATTTACAAACGAGACTCCTTCTAATATAGATGATTACAGAATTTATTTAGAGCCTTCTTCGGTTGCTACTGATTATGGCACAAACTCAGAAACTGCTGAATTTGCAAATCTTATATTTTCTCAATCACCAAATATCTTAACTGGTGGTGGTAGATTGGTTATTATACCTCTGCAATCTTCTATAAGTGCAACTCAAGGAGACTTTACAACTGCTGATCTAGCAAGCAATTTATCTAATTTACAATCAATAGCTGATGGTGATATTAGAATTGTTTTAAATGGCAATAATGTTGATTTGACAAATTTAGATTTTACAAATGCGTCAACTCTTATAGATATTGCTAAAATAATACAAAAGAAACTAACTGATGTTATTGTTGAAGTTGTTGGAAATACAATCAAATTTTCATCTAAAAAAGTTGGTCTTGCTTCAACTGTTGATGTGGTACAATTACCTGCTGGTAGTGGCTCTGATTTAAGCGGTGCTAGTTTGTTAAATGTTGCTGGCGGTGTAGATACAGCAGGAACTAACTCAAGCGGCGAAACTATTGAAGATGCGATTGCAAGAACTGAGCAAAGCGTTCAATATGTAGGAGCTTTTACTAATCTTCAAGTTGAAGATGCTAAAATTAGCACAATAGCGACAGCAGTACAAGCAAAAGATAAATTATTTTTTCATCATTTCGCTTCAACTGAAGATTTAGATGGGATTTGCACAACAATTAAAGATGCTAGTCAAACTAAAACTAGATGCTTATTTTATTCTGTAAGCCCTCAAGAAGCAAACAAAATGAAAGCCGCTTATGTTGGCAGAGCTAACAGCGTCAATTTCTCTGGTTCAAATACTGCTCAAACTATGTTTAATAAAACACTAGCAGGAATAACTCCTGATGTAGCGGTTAATCAAACCATACTAATTAAAGCTGAAACTGCAGGAGCTGATTTATACGGTTCTGTAAATGGTCTTGGTGTAGTGTTCTCAAATGGTGCAAATGATTTCTTTGATAATGTTTATAATCAAATTTGGTTTAAATTTGCAATGGAAGTTGCAGGATTTAACTACTTGAGACAAACTAATACTAAAATCCCTCAAACTGAAAAAGGGATGGACGGATTGAAAGCCGCTTTAGCTAAGGTTTGTCAAACTGGAGTAAATAATGGAATTATTGGGACTGGTTTAACTTGGAACTCACCAGAAACCTTCGGTAATCCAGATGACTTTAGAAGAAATATTACTGATGCAGGTTATTATATTTATAGCTTGCCAATAGCTCAACAATCACAAGCAGAAAGAGAAGCAAGACAAGCTCCTCTAGTACAAACTGCTATTAAATTTGCTGGTGCTATTCATTCAGTAGATATTATTGTTAACATTGAAAGATAATTAAATTATGGCTACAAATACTTTAACAGGAAATGACACTATCACAATTAATGATAGGGTTTTGACTGATTTCGGCGATGGCTCAGTTGTTGCAATCACTTTTCCAAACGAACTAGTTGCAGTAAAAACTGGCAAAAATGGCAACGCTGTTTATTCTCTTAATGAAACTGGCAGGCAAGCCGATGTTGAGTTGAGAATTTTAAAAGGCTCAAGCGATGATAAATTCTTAAATTCACTTAAATTAAGCATGGAAGCAGATATAGCTTCTTTTGCTCTTTTAAGTGGCGAGTTTGTAAAAAGAATCGGCGACGGTCTTGGTGGTGTTAGTAGAGAGATCACTTCTTTAAATGGTGGTATATTTACTCAATCAATAGACACTCAATCTAATGTTGAAGGTGATACCGAGCAAGCTTTGTCAGTTTATAGATTAAGATTCTCGAACGGAACTAAAACAATAGCATAATGTCAAAAGAATTAAAATTTGATAATGGAGATGAAGCGGTAATAAATATCGCTTCATTTTCTAATAGTTTAAGTCTTAAAAATGCGATTTCAAAATCTTTGCTAGCTCAAGGCGTTAAACTAGCCAATATCGATATTAACAATGTAGATTCATTATTAGATGCTATTTTGGCGGCTGATAGTGATGAAGCGGTTAATAAAGCAATATTTACTTGTTTAGCTAAATCAACATATAATAAAGAAAAAATAACTTTTGATATTTTTGAAGATGAAAAAGCAAGGGAAAATTATTATGAAATTGTTATTGAATGTTTAAAAATTAATTTAAGCCCTTTTTTGAAGCCCCTTATTTCAAAGTTGAAAGCGTTTTTTCAAAACAGGGTAGAAAACCAAAAATTGAAATAAGAGCTAGTGAGCTAGATATAATTTGTCTAAGATTAGCTAAGGCAGGGTACGGAGGGGGCGTACCTCAAAACATTGCAGAAATGAGTTGTGATTGGGTTTTAAAAATCTTGCAATATGAGGATTTTTGCAATGATTACGAACGAGAATTGTTAGAAATAAATAAAAATGGCTAGTCTTGGAGAATTATTTATAAGCTTAGGAATTAAGGCTGATGAAGCAAGTCTTAAAAGAATAGATAATGGTATTAAATCACTTAGAAACGGAGCGTTCGCATTATCTGCCGCTTTTACTGGTGCTGTTTATGGCTTAAATAAGTTTGTTGATGGTTCTTTACAGGGAGTAGTAGCTCTTCAAAATTTATCTAATCAAACAGGTTTAGCAATTGAAGGATTGCAAAAATGGCAACAAGCAGGGCAATTATCTAATCTTGCAATTAGTGCCGAGCAAATAGCAGGGTCAATAGGTAATGTACAAAAAAACTTAGCTCAAATTAGAATGGGTCAAGGCAACCTTGCCCCTTTTCAATTACTAGGCATTGATGTAATGGGTCAAGATGCTTTCGGCGTTTTAGATCAATTAAGAAATTCAATACAAGGCTTAGACTCAGCAACGGCAACAAATCTAATTACTCAAATTGGATTAACTCCTGATTTTATAAATCTTCTTAGATTAAGTAGAAAAGAATTTGAAGCCTTAAGCGAAAACACTTTTTTAAATAAAAAACAAAGAGAAGAAATAGACAAAGTAGGAACTAGTATAAAAGCCCTACAATTAAGAATGGGAGCTTTAAAAGATCAAGCGGTTGCAAAAATAGCCCCCTTACTTAATGACTTAGTACAAGACTTTTTCAAGTGGCTTAGTGATAATGGCGATAAAATAGTTAATACTATGTCAGATTTTGCCAAAGGCTTTGCTATGTTTACTCAAGCAATAGGAAATGCTTTTAGTGTGTTAACTGGCTTTTTGTCAAATATAACAGGAATGGAAAGCGGAACTAAGGCTTTAGCAATTGCCTTTGGTGCTTTAACTTTGGCAATGCGTCCAATGTTATTAGGTTTTACTGCTTTGCTTTTAGTCTTAGATGATATAGCGGTATTCCAAAGAGGAGGGGAAAGTTTAATTGGTAGCTTCTTTGATGTGTTTAAAAATGGTGAACTAACAACTCAAATTACAACAATTGCAACAGCTATTGGGGTTTTATCGCTTGCTTTAGGTGGTATAACTGGAAGTCTAAAAACAATTAAGGGTCTTGGTGGAATAGGTGCGGTATTAGGTGCAACTGGTCTAATATCTCAAGCTCCAGAACTAGGTAAAAAGTTTGCTTCCTTTTTGGAAGAAAAAACAAATATTGGAGATTTTATTGATAAATTACTTGGAAACGATCTAGCTTCAATTAATCAACGCATGGGGTTAAATACTGCTTTAAATGCCAATATAACTAATAATGTTACAATTAATGGAATACAAGAGCCAAAGGCGGTAAAAGATGAATTATCAAGAGGGCTAGATGTTATAACAACACAAAGCCTTAAAAAGGTTCAAATTAATCAAGGTAATAATTTAAAATAATATGCCAGTACCAAGTTTTGATAAAGTCACTAATACAGCAGATTTAGCTAGTAATTTAACTAGTAAATATGTTGTCTCGCCTATTGCCAATTTAGGACTTGCAGGGCTTGCCTTTGATATTTATGAAGAGCATAAAATAGAATTGCAATCAGATATAACGGATCACTACACAGAAAAAAACACAGCAATTCAAGATCATATAGCGGTTAAGCCCTTAATGTGTACGCTTCGCGGTTTTGTAGCTGAATTAGTAAGCGAAAGAGCTGATCCAAAAGGAGAATTTGTAGAGCTTTTTCAAAAACTAACTGTAATTAATAGCTATGTACCTCAAGTAACGCAACAAGCAAAGCAAGTCAAAAATTTAATTACAGGTCAAAAACAAGATAAAGTCAAATTGCTTAATGATTCAATTGGGACTGGCGTTGATCTTTTCAAAACATTTAAAGAATTAAATCCGCCAAAAACAAAGCAGGCTAAGGCTTATAATTTTATCAAAGCTTTATTTGATGCAAAACAATTAGTCGGTATTGATACGCCCTTTGGATTTCTTAAAAATATGGCAATTCAAAATGTAGTCATTATTCAAGGCAATAATGAATTTGAGTCTGATTTATCGGTTACTTTAAAACAAATTAGATTTGCTAATACTGAAACTGTAGATTTTAAAGAAAACCAATATCAAAATAGAACTAATAACCAAAGAGCAGAAATCAAAGATAAGGGCAAAGTTGAAGGTAAAAAGGTTGATAGATCAATATTAAGTAGTTTTTTTAAATAATGAAGCAAATCACAGAAATTACAAATGATGCAATCCAGCAATTAACAATAACAACAGATGCTCAAGATGAATTTGATTTATTATTGTATTATTCGGATATTCAAGAATGTTGGTTTTTTGATTTAACTTTTGGCGATTTTGAATTAAAAGGTCAAAAGATAGTTAATCATCCTAATTTATTAAGAAGTTTTAAAAATATTCTTCCTTTTGGTTTATCGGTTGCCACAAATGATGGTGGGGAGATATTATTTATAGATGATTTTACAACTAGCAGAGCTTTTTTATATATTTTAGAAAAAGATGAAGTTATAGCAACTGAAAATGAATTTTTTAAATAATGAAATTCAATAGAAAGTTTAGATTATTAATTGAGATAATTGAAAACGGAGAAACAAAAACTTTAGAAATAAAAAGCCCTTTAACGATTCAATTTCAAATTGAAAGAAATTCGGCTAGTAGTTTAAATAGTGCATCAATTAGAGTTTATAATCTAACTGAAAATAATCGAAACGCTATTTTCCAAAATATCTATGATATAAGAAATGCACAATCTAGGCGTAAAGTTATTTTACAAGCTGGATATGGCGATGAATTATCAACCATCTTTATTGGTGGTATGAATGAAGCCTATTCTTATAGACAAAGTACGGAAATAATAACTTTTATAAATGCTTTAGATGGCGGAATTGAGGCTTATAATTCATATATTAATAAAACTTTTGAAGCAGGACTTACAAAAGAGAATCTATTTAAGGAATTAGCGAAATCTTTAGGTTTACCTATTGGCACTATTGGCGAAACTCAAGGAGAGTCAAAAAGAGGGGTCGCGGTAAATGGCAATACTTTCACACTACTTAAAAAGGATTTTAAAGATGAGTTTTTTATTGATCTTGGAACTATACATAAATTAAAACCTAATGAAGCAATAAAAGGCAAAGTACCATTGATTAATAGCGATACTGGTTTATTAGGTACGCCTTTATTGCAGGGGGTTTATTTACAAGTAGATTTAATATTTGAGCCTAGATTAAAAGTCGGTCAATTAATTCAAATTGAATCATCATTTAATAAAAAATTTGATGGTCAATATAAAATAATCGGTATTAGGCATAATGCTATAATATCAGAAGCCACAAGCGGAGAAGCGACTACAACCTTGCAATTATTGTTAGGTAATAAATTACTAGGAGGATTAAAACAGGTATGACAATATTTAGAGGCGAGCCAGATTTATCGGACATAATGGACAATTTAAAAGATGATGTTTTTACTGAGTTAAATTGTCATAGAATAGGGGTTATACAAAGCTTTAATCCGTCTAATCAGACAGCAACAATCAAATTAGTTGATAAAGGTATAAGAGAAACGCCAGAAGGTAATATTATTCAAGAATATTCTTTATTGAAAGATTGCCCTGTTTTGATAGCTAAAAGTTTACTTGGAGGCTTAACAATACCAATTAATCAAGGCGATACTTGTTTAGTTGTTTTCAATGATAGAGATATTGACAACTGGTTTAGTGATGGCTTAGTGCAAAAACCAAACACAGCAAGAAGTCATGATTTTTCTGATGCAATAGCAATTGTTGGCATAAGAAATTTAGTCAATCAAATTAGTGATTATAATAATACAGCAACAGAAATAAATTATGAAAATAATAAGATTATACTTGACACAAGCAATATTAAATTAATTAATAATTTAGGTGGTCAAATTAATATAGATGATAAATTAGAGCTAAAAAATACAGCAGAAAACTTGAAACTTATCATCGATGATTTAATAACTGCATTAACTAGTTTGCAATGTGTTGATCCAGTAAGTGGTAATTTGCCAATAGATGGGGCGACAGCTTCTAATTTATCAGCATTATCAACAAGATTAAATGCTTTGTTAAAATGACAAAAATAAGAACTTTAGATAGTAATGGAGATTGGACTTTTGGAAAAGGAAAATCTGATTATAAAATAGATGAAAAAGCTCTTGCACAACATATAATATCAAGAGTTAGAGAGTGGAAAACTGATTGCTTTTTTGCTCAAGAAAATGGTGTTGATTGGAATAATAGATTAGGGTATAAAAATCAAGAAACAATACTAGAAGATGAAATAAGGGATATACTTTTAAAAACTGATCAAGTTTTGGAAGTTTTGAGTGTCAATGCTAATATTGACAATAGAAAAGTAGTAATAACAGCAAGCATAAAATCAATATACTCAAATTCGCAAAAAATAGATATTGCATTATAAATGAGTGTATTAGATTCAACAGGCTTAACTATTGATAGCCTAAACGACATTATAACTAAATTTGAAGAGGGCTATAAAAGTATTTATGGCAATGATATTATTTTGTCTAGCGATAGCCCCGATGGTCAAAGAATAAACATTGAAGCTCAAGCAATAAGAGATTTGCTAGAAGTGATCGCTGCAATTTACAATTCTTTTGATCTCAACAAAGCTAATGGCGTTGATCTTGATAGATTAACTGCTATTCTAGGGATTGAAAGGCAAGGAGCGACATTTACTCAACAGCAAATAGAAATAACAGTTGATAGAAGTTTAACTTTAGACGGACTAGATGAACTAGCAACCGATATTGACGGAACAGGCTACACAGTAGCAGATGATACAGGTAATGAATTTATTTTACTTGATACCGCTAATCTGACAGCAGGAACTCATCTTTTAACTTTTAGAGCAAAAGAATTAGGCTCAATTACAACACTACCAAACACAATAACTAATCCAGTAACTGTAGTTTTAGGGGTCACGAATATTAATAATCCTAGCGGCGTTTTGGAACTTGGCAAAGATGGGGAATTAGACTCAACTTATAGAATAAGAGCTTTACTATCATCTGCTATTAAATCTATCGGCTTTACTGATGGTTTACTTGCAAATATTTTAAATATTTCAGGCGTTACCGATGCAAAAGTTTATGAAAATTTTACTAATGCAACCGATGTAAACGGAATCCCCTCGCATTCAATTTGGGCTATTGTAGAAGGCGGAGCTAATACGGATATTGCCAATAGTATTTATTTGAAAAAAAATTCTGGTTGCGGTTTAAAAGGTTCTATAACGCTTGATATTATCAAAAATAATGGCGAAACATTTACAGCTAAATTTGATCGTCCGCAATCAAAAAATCTTTGGATTAGGTTTGATTTGAAAGCCACTAAAATAGGCGTTACCTTTGATCAATCTAATATTAAACAATACATAGTTGATAATCTTACTTTTAATATTGGCGAGCCTGCCGAGACTTCCAAAATTACAGCTATTGCAATAGAAGCAATAAATAATGAAGGGGGCGGAGGCGTACCACTTAATATTGAAATATCTGATGATAATATAACTTATGTTGACTTTTTAGATGTTACAACAGTTGATGAAAAATGGATTGTTGACTTAGCAAGAATAACTATATCAGAGATATAATGGCAATCAATATAGAGGAAGTTATACAATATTATCAAAATCTTTTGATTATACAATATAATCAAAAAGAGAAGGCTAAGGCTGAAATTGAGTTATTTGTAAAAACTCTTCTTAATGATGATATATATTCTAAAGTAAGAGAGGGCTTTGATTTAGAAACTGCAACAGGCAAGCAATTAGATATTCTAGGGAAGATAATTGGTGTTGATAGATTCTATGAAGCTACAGGAATAGCAGATGGTAGCAATTGGCAATTAGCTAATTATATTGGAAATATTAACGAAATACAAATTGCTGATTATAATAATAATATTTTTGGCGGTGAAGTTGTAGAATATAGCGATCTGCAATTAAATAATAGATTAAGCGATATTAATTATAGATTTATTTTAAAGCTTAAAATTATTCAAAATAATTCTAATCATAGCGAAAAATCTATTGATGATGGTTTGTTTTTGTTTTTTGGTGATGAGTTGGTGCAATCGCCATCTGATAATATGACTATGGTTTATTTTGTAAAAAGTGATTCAATAAAATCGTTAGCATTAATTGCTTTTTCTAAAAAGGTATTGCCAAGACCAATGGGTGTCAACCTATCGGGTTTAATTGTAAGAAATAAGCCTTTTTTTGGATTTAGAACTTACAACACGCAAATTGTTAATTCTAATATTGCAGGATTTGCCAATTATGACAATACAGCTTTTACAAATGGCGAAATGCTAACTTATGATAAAATAATAAATTTATAAATAATGGCTAAATTAACAAGACAAACTCAGAAGCTTTTTGCTCAAAATGTTAATAAAGGTACTTTTGGAAGTTTTAAATTAGGCACTCCGACAGTTGCAACAACGCTAGCAGATATGCAATCAGCAGAATATCTTAATGGTTGGATTGATGGCTACAAGGAGCAAAACGGAAACAAACAAATACCAATTGAAGAGCAAAACACTTTACAATATATCAACAACTATCAGCAAGCTTATTTATTGCAAGAAGGAATAGCTGAATATGATATTGGCACAGAATATTATATTGATTCCTTAGTTAAGAATAGCGGATTAATATATAAATCATTAATTGATAGTAATATTGGGCAATCTTTAAGCGATGCTTCCAAATGGCAAGTTTTAGGAGATCTTAAAACCTCAATCAATGTTGTTTATATAGATAAAAAAGAAGATTTACCAAGTGCAATATCTAATGTAATTACTCTTGAAGCTAAAACTTATATATTTACTTCTAGCGTTGATTTATTAGGTGATAGATTAGTTGCAATTGAAGGAACGGCAATTTTAGGGTTGGCGACTGATTCTTGTAAAATATCATCAACAGGATTAACTGGTTCACCATTAATTACCTCTAATTATACTTTATCAATAAGACATATAACTTTAGAAGCGGAAACCCCTTTTAATTTAGATGCCTCCGCTAATGCTGATCAAATATTAAGCTGGTTTGAAGTGCATCTTGAGAATTGCACAAATTCAGGCGTAATTAAATCTTACTCAAGCTTTATTGGTGATTCAATCAATGTCTTAAATTCAGCAGGAATATCTTTTGATGGCTCTATTAATACAATAGGCTTTATTAAAAGTTATTTTGATATTCCATTGGGTAAAGTCGGGGTTAATTTTGAATCAAGTTTAATCCTTTCTTTAAGAAGTGGTTTATCTTATACAGCGTTTAATATAGCCTCAACAGGTACAGCAATTAAAATTAACGCTGGAGCTACAATTCCAAATGAAGGTTTTTTATTAGACAATTGTAATTTCTCTGGAAGCGGTGTTTATTTAGATGGCATCAGCTCAAGCGATATTGAGTCAAGATTTAGAGATAATAGAGGTATTGCAAATTCTATAAGTGCTGGACAATATTATATGAATGGCAATACTACCCCTACCACTATTGCCTCTTCTGGAACTTATACTAAAATTTTAGGTTCAACAAGTGCAGGCTCAATAGTACAAAGATTTGATGTCTCAACCTCAAATAAAGCGATTTATACAGGCTCATTGACGGATAATTTTATCGTGCATGTTGTTTTAACTTTTACTGGCACTAATAATGATGATCTTTCTTTTAAAATTGCTAAGAATGGAGTTGAGATTGATTCAAGCCAATTATCAAGGACAGTAGTTGGAACTGGCAATTATGCTTCGGTTGCCTTGCAAGACATAGTAGAGTTATCAACAAATGATTATATTGAAGTGTTTGCTACAAATGACACTAACACAAACAATATTATAATTAAAGATTTAAATGTAATTGTATCTAAATAATGGCTAATATAACAAGAAAACATCATAAAATATTTGCAAGCTCTGCTACAAATAACGGACAATTTGGCTCTGCACAATTAGGAACTAAAATAAATAGTAATGATCCCGATGTAATTCAAGCTTTATCAGCTTATGATCAAGGTTGGAACTCTGCAACAACTGGCGGAACTGAATTGCCTACGCTTGAAGAAATGCAGGGCTTGCAATATAACAATAGCTATCAAATAGCTTATTTATTGCAAAAAGGTATTCCAGAATGGAATACAAGCACCGATTATTATATTGGAGATATAGCAAGAGAAATTGCAGGAACTAAGTTTTATAAATCAATTACTGATAATAATATTGGCAATGCTTTAACTGATATTAATAATTGGGAGTTTTTAGGAAATTTTGGACTAGCCACCACCACAACTCAAGGTATATCTTACCTAAACAAACCAGTAACCATTACCAATAATGCTACTGATGCCGATCATGATATGGACTTTGGAGCTGGTAACTTTGATTTTGATGACGGAAGCGGACAAGCAACTCTAAGTGCATTAACTAAACAATTTGACGCTACTTTCGCACTAGGCACAAATGCAG